AGAGCGCACGAACTTAGGCCTGCGCGAGCCAAAAAACCGCTTTTATTTTGCCTTTTTATGTTCTTCTAGACGCTGTCTAAGTATGTTTGATCCGCCAACTCTGACGTTTATAATGCCATTATAATAGTCATCTGTTTCTAAAACTCTGCGTTCAAACTGTTCTCTTGCTTCTAGATACGACATTTCTGCCTTGGATTTGCAAAGATAAAGTATTTCTCTTGTGAAATTTCCGGGACCTAATGCTTGGACGTCTGCGTTTAACCTATCAGATGATCCCCAGTAGTCGCGCCAATCGCTTTCAACTACAGACCTTCTTTTAAGTTTTTTGCCTTTGAGAGGTGGTTTCGTGCGTTTAAACTGTGCTAGTTTCTTGCCTATGTACTTTTGCCCGGTAGTTAGATTCGTGATGAGATAAACAAAGCCAATATAGCCTTCTGGAATTTCTTCAACTATTTGATTTTGATACGTCCATTGCACTCACTTAGTTAGCTTGGGGGGTCTGCCTAATACGCCTTTTCTGGCTTTTTTTCGTGCCTGTCGTTTTTCTTGTATTTCTACTCGCCTTTTACTTGCTTCGTTTCTAATTTCTGATAGCCAATACCGTGCCTTAATGCCTGCTTCGTCTGAGCCTTTGTATTCAAAGCGATCCTGATATTTGAAATATTGCTGAAACGCTTCTATCATCTTATCATGACTGTCTGTTGCCATTAGTTCATAATCTCAATATCTGTAGAGTATGAAGTAAATCCATTCTCTTTAATAACTTTTAATACGTGATTTACACGACTGGTTAGATCGTCTCTGTGCGAAATCAAGAATACATTCTTGTCACGCTCTCGAGTCATACGCTTTAGAACAGCAATACTTGACTCCACACCAGACGCATCCATACCAGAGTCTACTAACTCGTCAATAAACAACAAGTTAATACTTTGATATAAGTTTTCCCACACATCTCGGAACGCCCACGATAATGACAGGATTAATCTGTTACGTTCACCTCGTGATAAGTTATCAAAGTCGAGGTCTTGACCTAATTGAGTGATGATAACTGATAAATCATTTTGGAATTCAACAGTATGCGGTAATCCAATCTTATCAAGATAGTAGGTTAAGCGTTGATTTAAGAAAGCTAGGTTCTGATCGATGATGCGTTTACGAACAAAACTGTCTTTGTTAGTTAACAGTTTATGTAAGAACTCTTGATGATCTTTAATTTTTACTAGTTCGTTGACAGCATCCCAGTTAATTTCCTGAACTGCGGTATTCTTAAGTTCTAATATTTGTTCGTCGTAGGGATTTTCTTCAGCATCTTTGATTGTAACGTCGCGCTCTAATCCATCTAAAGTATTTTTATGATTAAGAGCTTGTTCTAAACTGTCATAGGTAACAGTTGGACAATCACCTTGCTCACCTAAAAGCGACATAGCTTCGTTAAGTGTCGCCAGTTCTTCAAGATGTTCGTTAATAGCACCCTTGCTTTCTTCAACCTGCTGAGCTTTAGCACCTAACATTTCATCGTGTTTACTGTCGTGTACTTCTTGTCCACAAGCGTGACACTTATGATCAGCTAGACTTACTAATTCTTTTTCTAATTTAGATAATACTTTCTGTTCTTTTTCTAATGCTGCTGTTTGTTTTGCGATTAAAGAAGTAAGATTGTCTCGTTCTTTTTTAGTTTTAGTCCATTCGATTAAAGAACGCTGATTAGCTATCTCTTCTTCAATGTCAATTTGCATCAAGCGATCAATACTCTTGAGCAAATTTTCCATAGCAGTTTCTTTATTGTCTGCCCATAGCTTTTGTTTACGCTCTAGAGATTCAATACTCTGCTGAATGCGCTCGTTGCTGGCTTTGATAGTTTCGATTCTAGTATTTTCTGTAGCAATAGCATCTTTAGATGCTTTGATAGCTTCTTTAAGTGCTTCTGCTTTTTCAGAAAGTATAGTAATACCCAACAACTGTTCAATGATAGCACGTTGATCGGCAGCTTTCATTGATAAGAAAGGTTCTGTATAAGTGTTTAGAGCAACAAGATGTTTAAACATTTCGTGACTCATACCAAATACTTCTTCAATTGCTTTTTGAGTTTCCCGGCTATCGCCTTGACTTTCGTCTAAATCCTTAAGTTCTTGTTCTTGACCGTTAATACTAAACTTTAATAGATTAGGTTTGCGTCCACGTTCAATGTGGAATTCCTGCCCATCTTTGTCAAAAGTAACAGTAACTAACATTCCTTTACTGTTAATTTTGTTAATCAAGTTATCACGCTTGATATTAGTTAGGGCTTGACCGTAGATAGCATAGCTTAGTCCATTGATGATTGTTGTTTTGCCCGTACCGTTGCGAGCCCCAGAATCATCACCTCCTAGATCTAGATTTTCACCAAGTACTAAGGTTAACTGTCCGCGGTCAAAGTCGATGGCTTGGGTTTGATTACCCACGCTCATAAAATTCTTGACTGTTAAATTTTTAATTTTAATCATAGTTCGCTATAAATTTCCAATAACAGTTTTTTATTGTAGGTGTCGCTTTCAATTGCATTGATCTGATTCATAACAATTGTGTCAACACTTTCAAATTCTAAATCAATAGGAGTAACATTAGATTCAACTTCTACTTTTTCTGGAATCAGCATCAGCTCACGCAGATTATACTGCGGCATAAACTGTTCTTTAATAAAGTTTGCCTCTTCAAAAGTAATAGGCAGGTCAATAGTTACACGGCAATGCATCTTTTCACGAAGCAGCTTATCTGGAGTATCAATAATTTGACTTAGTTTATATGTTCTATAAACAGGTTGTCCAGGCCAAGTCTTAAACTCTGGAGTACCTCCCCAGTCTAATAACATCATACCACGTTCGTCATCACCCGCATCTGCATAGTTGTGAGGGAAAGCATTACCAATATACACAATCTTACCCTTTTGTTGACGCTTATGGAAGTGTCCTGAGAAGATATAGTCCTGATGTTGGAAGTGATCGCTTTGCAACTGTCCGTGATCGGGCATCTGCACCATAGCGTTCATATAGAAATGCGGAAGTTCTAAGTGCCCAAAGATATATTTGCTTTTGATCTTAGGAACTTTTTGCCATTCATCTGCTACTAACCACGGAAGGATAGTAACATCTCCGTTTGTAAAAATTTCTCTAATTGGAACAACATTAGGAAATAGGCGCATAAACTCTACAGAGTTAATTTCACGTTTGTCTTTGTAGAACAGATCGTGGTTGCCAAGTATAAAGTAAACTTTTTCAAACGAAGCACTAAGTCTTTCTAAGTTTGAAAGAGTATAATTCATAGTACTAACGTCTGTGCTGGCACGATTGTGATGCCAGTCACCTAAAAAGATACACGTCTCTGCACCTTCTTCTTTGGCTGTATCACAAAACCACTTAACAAATTCTTCGCAGTCAATGTTATGTGTTCTGCTACCGCTTTTAAGACCAAAATGAATATCTGTGAAACAAGCTGCTTTTTTAAATAGATTCATAGATTTATGTTACAGTATTTTTAATTAAAGGTCAATCCCAATCTTCGCCAGATGTGATTGTAACAGGTGCAGTATTAGCTCCACTGCTACCACTGTTCTGTCTGGTCCAGCTCGGATTCATACCATTCATTTCAAGAATATCATCTCGAATATTTTGATTACGCTTCTCGATATTGATGATGCGAACAAAACTGTTAGTAACAGCAGCGGTATAATAAGCAAACGGGTTATCGGATTTGCTTTCATCAAATTGTAAACCAATTTGGGTGAGCTGAAGTATCGCTTGACCACGCATTTCATCGTTGTAAGTATATCCACGGACATTTCCTCTAGTTGCATAACGCTCACATAATTTAATAAACATACGAGCTAAGTTATTAGTCATTTGTCCGTGATCTTTATCAAATTTACCTGTTTTAATTCCACCCTTCCAGTGACTTTTGCCTACACAGATCAATTCGTCATTGTCGTCAAACTTCCAGTGTTGATAAGGAGGAAAGTTTACTTTTTCGTGACTGTCGGCTGTATTCTTTAATGTCTTTTTACGACCGGGTGCTAGAGGAATATGATCAAATGTCATAACACGAAATACTAGATCGTGTTTGTCAATTTTCTTATAATCTATTTCGAATCCTTTTGCAGGAATTTTTTTACCCTGTTCTAGCATAGCTGCTTCGTGCGCTTGTTTTGCTAAACGTGCAGCCCTATTTCTTTTTGCTTCTGCTATAGTTCTAATGTTTATTTTTTCTAAGTTAGGAACAATTAAATCATATTCATGATATTCTTGTTTTGTATAAGAGCTATATGTAACTTTGCTTAAATGTATCTCTCTTAGTAGGTCCTTATTAGTTAGGTACTTAACTTTTGGTTGGTTCATTATCTAGATTTCTCCACAATTAGTAATATAATAGCACATTTTTTGTCGAATAAATAGACTATATGACAAGGAAATATGCTCAAAATGTCTTTATCTATTAATCCTCTTGCTCAATTGGTATCAAACATATCGCAGAGCGTTTCACAGGCTTCAAACGAAGCTGGCTCTGCAATGACTAGTTCTTTTTCTGAGCTATCGAAAATTGATTTAAACAGTAAAATTTCTTCCTTGTCGGGAGAAATTGGGTCAGGACTTAACGGGCTAACAGGAAATATTAAAAGTTTAGCAGGAAGTGCTTCCGGATCACTAGGTGGTATTTCTGGTTTAGGAAACATTTCGTCTGAAGTCCAGAGTAAGGTTGGAGGAGCAATTAATTCTTTGCAATCTGTAGCAGGTTCGACTAGTAACATAGCAGCAGACATCTCCGGGGGGTTAAACAAATTAGCTGGAGGTTCTGTTGGCGGCGGCCTAATGGCATTAGCAACAGGAATTAGTAAGACAGCTGGAATGCTCAACAATATACTTAGTCTAAAGCGAGGAGCAAACATTCCATCGGGAGCAGATGCATTTGTTAAACAAGGCACGGCTATAAAATTAAACACAAATCCTGGAAATGATTGGCGTGTAAGAATTAATTGCCAATGGAATACTTTTAATAGTCCGATGTTTGAACTTTTAAAAAATACAGGAGGAGTTGTTTGGCCTTATAATCCAAATATAACTGTATCAACAAAGGCAGAATACAATTCTCAAAGTATGATTCACAGTAACTACCAAGTACACTCTTACAAAAATAGTGTTGTGGATGATATTCAGATTAGTGGAGATTTTACCTGCGAAACAGAATCTGATGCAGCATATTGGATTGCAGCAACTACATTCTTTAAAACAGCAACTAAAATGTTCTTTGGTCAAGGAGCATACGCAGGAAATCCACCGTTGGTATGTAATTTATCTGGTTACGGTGCTAGTGTTTTTGATAACATTCCTGTAATTGTAAAATCTTTTTCGGTAGACTTAAAAGACGATGTAAACTACATTCACTGCGACAAGTGGAAAACAAATACGTGGGTTCCTGTTGTTAGCACTATAACAGTAACCGTTGCTCCTATATACAGCAGACAGCGTCTACGTCAATTCAGTTTACAAGATTACGCCAGTGGCGGAATGTCTATGAAGGCCAGTGGCGGTGGTGTAGGATATCTATAATATGGCAAAATATTCTAAAACAAGTCCTTGGTTAACTACTCCTCAGAATTCTTTATATATGGAATTGCTGAACATTCGACCTGTTCCAGCAGAAGCAGATGATTTTCGTTATATTATAGAAAATCAATATAAACACAGACCTGATTTGTTAGCATACGATGTATACGGCGATGCTAAGTTATGGTGGGTTTTCGTTCAAAGAAATATGAGCGTGTTAAAAGATCCAATTTACGATTTTACTCCTGGAACAACAATCTATCTTCCTAAAAAAACTAACTTAGAAAAATTCTTAGGAGTCTAAATATGGCATCTATTTTAGATTATCTTGGAAAAGCATTAGAAGTAAAAAAGCCCGACGGTACTCCTATTATTCCTAACCCTGTAAATTCTACTATTAACATAGGGTCAGTATCTAATATTACAAATTTAGTTGCAGGCGGTGCAACAAACTTTTTAAGAAACGGGCAATCATCAATACTTCCTGATACAAAAACTACAGCGGGTAGTGCAGTTCCTAATTTGCCAAATGTTAAACCAAACCCAATGGAACAATTTGCTTCTGTTAATGTGTTATGGACATTGGCTTGTTTAACTCCTGCACAATTTAATAACCCGTCGTCATATAGAAATTCACCAGCCGATTTAAAAAACATTGTATTTTCTTCAGCTGGAAGATTTGATGAACAACGTGTAAAAACATTTTATGGTACACCTGAATATTATGTTAATAATTTTCAAATGAAATGTATTATTGGTTCAACTGAAAAAACAGGAAACAGTAATGCTATTAAATTTGAATTTGACATCTACGAACCCTACAGTATGGGATTACTTTTACAAAGTATGCAGGTTGCCGCAGTAAACTCTGGCTATGCAAATTATCTAGACAATACTCCATATTTGTTAAAAATGGACATTCAAGGTTTTGACGAATTAGGAGTTTCAATCAAAGCTGTTAAATCGAAATATTTTACACTAAAATTGGTTTCTATGAAATTTAGTGTAAACGAGGGAGGAAGCAGCTATAAAGTAGAAGGTATTCCATACAACCATCAAGGTTTTTCAGACGCAATGAATACAACTTTCAAAGATATAAAAATCTTTGGAAAACAAAATGGTGTAGGTAATGTAGTTGAAGTACTAAGCACAGGAGATAAAAGTCTTGCAGCAGTATTAAATGATAATGAATATAGATTAAAAAAAGAACAGCAGATTAAGGAACAAGACGAATACCATATTGAGTTCCCTATACTTGCCAGCGACCTGTATTCGACCGCAGGCAATCCTCCTAAGACAAATCGAGCAACAGTTAATCCTGCAATGACTGAACAGCAAAGGATGTTAGCAGAACAAACAGCAGACTTTGAAGAAGCAGATAGTAAACCAGTTAATCCTATTGGGCTTGCTAGCTTAGGATTTGATCAAACTAGAGGCGGTAATCATATTTTTAAACGTGCTCAAGATCAGTATGATCCAAAGACTGGTGTTGTTAAACGAGATAATATGACCATTGATCCTAAGTTGAGAGCATTTCATTTTTCACAGGATCAAACTTTAACTTCAATTATAAATCAAATTGTGCTTAGTTCTAATTATGCATCAGATGCAATATCAAAAGCTAATCTAACCCCAGAAGGTTATATTAAATGGTTTAAACTAGATGTACAAATGAAATTGTTAAACTATGACGATTTAATTGGAGATTATGCAAAAAAAATAACATATAGAGTTGTTCCTTATTTCGTGCATCAATCTATATTTGCAAATCCGTCAGCAGCACCTGTTGGTTATGCTGAACTACAAAAGAGTGTATGTAAACATTATCAATATATCTACACAGGTCAGAACGTTGATATATTAAAATTTGACATAAACATTAACAATTTATTTTTTACAGGGGCAAATCCTTCTCCTGAAAGCAAGGCTGCAACAACAGCCAACCAAGACCAACAAGGGCCTGCTGAAAGAACTAACAGTTCTACAAAAAGCGGGCAAGGTCAAGATGCCAGCGCACAGGCAGCTCCAATGGGCAGAGCTAGGAAAAAAAGAGATCCTAAATTACTTGAAGGACTTAAAGGTGGTGCAGGATCTAAATCAACTGAACAGAATGTTGCTGAAAACTTTCAATATGCTTTCCTTTCTGGAAATAGTGCAGACTTAGTTACTGTTGATTTGGAAATCCTTGGCGATCCGTATTGGTTGGTTGACAGCGGTATGGGAGGATATTTTTCCGGAGCTCCCAGCGAAACTTCTCAGATTACAAACGATGGTACAATGAACTACGAAAGTGGAAACGTCTATGTATATCTAACATTTAGAACACCGTCTGATGTAAATGAAACCACAGGCTTATACGATTTTTCAATTGCAGGAAAAGAAAGTCCGTTCGGTGGTATATATCGTGTTAATATGGTAGAAAATTACTTTTCAGATGGATTTTGGAAACAGAAATTAAAATGTTTAAGAATGCCAGGACCACAGGGACCTGAGATTAATTCTGTAACAGGTGATACACCTGGACCAATTTCTAGAACAGATAATCAAGCTACTGAGATTAGTGATGCTGAGCCTAAAGATACATCAGTTGTTGACGATGCTGCATCATCGTCAAATTCAACAACAGATACAGCAACCGCTAATGGAAATACTGGACAATCTGGGCAAACTACACAAACCGTGACAACATCTAACAAAACAAAACCTGTTGCTGGTTACAGATATTATAGAGACCTAGGACAACAATAATGGCAGAATTACAAAGACCCTCAGCAGAAAATGAAGGACGTTCCGGTACTCTTGGTAACGGAATATATCTTGCGAGGGTTATTAGTCATTTAGATCCTACGTTTATGGGATCTTTAGAAGTTAATTTATTAAAAGACCAAGCAAATACCTCCGGCGAAGATGCCGAAACGTATATTGTAAAATATGCTCCGCCGTTCTTTGGCCATACACCTTTTGAGTTTATGGGTAAGAATGATGGCGCCAGTTCAACAATTGACGGATATAACGACACACAAAAATCTTATGGTATGTGGTTTGTGCCTCCAGACATTGGTGTTAACGTTTTAGTATTATTTTTAAACGGAGATCCTGCTCAAGGATTTTGGTTTGCCTGCGCACCTGGTAGATACATTAATAATATGGTTCCAGCTATTGCTGGATCAACTGAAAATTCTTTAGATGCTACAGATAAAGCACGATACGGTCCAATGAAATCCTTAGATGGTAAACCGTTGCCGTTGCCAGTTGCAGAAATTAACAAACGTCTAAATGCAGATAAAGACCAAGAAATTAATCCGGAAAAAATTAAAAAAGTTGTACATCCTATTGCCGATAGATTCTTAGAACAAGGTTTATTAGAAGACGATGTTAGAGGAGTTGTTAATTCGTCTCCACGAAGAGAAGCACCATCTATGGTATTTGGTATTTCAACACCAGGACCAGTTGATAGACGAACTAATGCTAAGAAAGCAAAAGTAGGAAAATCAGATAGTCAGTCGGACCCTGTACCAGTCAGTCGTTTAGGCGGAACACAAATTGTAATGGATGATGGAGATGATAGATATCATCGAGCAACAGCAGCAGCAGATGGTCCTGTAAAATATATTGACTTATTAAACGACAAAGAAAAATATGAACCGGAAGTTCCTTACGGAGAATATTTTAGAATTAGGACCAGAACTGGTCACCAGTTGTTAATGCATAATTCTGAAGATATCATTTATATTGCTAATGCAAGAGGAACAGCTTGGATTGAAATGACCAGTAATGGTAAAATTGATATCTATGCCCAAGACAGCATCAGCATTCATACACAAAATGATTTAAATCTACGTGCTGATAGAGATATCAATTTTGAGTGTGGCCGCAATATGAACTTTAGAACAGAGACAGGAAAGTGGCACGCTGAAATAGGCTCAGATATGGAGTTTTTAATTAATAAGGATGCAAAACTGACCGTAGGATCTAATCTAGATATTCTTATTGGTGCTGCAACAAAATTTTCTACAAACACTAACTTTGATATTGCTGCCGGTGGTGAACTTAGAGTTAGTTCTACCGGAGATTTAAGCATAGGTTCTGGAGCACAAATTATAGAAACGGCTCCAACAATCCACTTAAACGATACAACTAATGCAACACCTGCAGAAGTTGCAGATTTTGTTAAACCATACGACCTAAGAGATAACCCTGCAACAAGTACAACATCTAGTTGGGAAACTAAAAAGTATCAAGCTGGGGTTGTTCAGAGCTTTATGAAACGCATACCGATGCACGAACCTTGGGCCTTGCACGAGAATCAAGCACCAGAACAATTGACTCCAGATAAAACAGATAGGGATGCAGACTAATTATGGGAACAAAAATTTATAATCAAAAAACAGTTGCAACATCAAATGCACAAGTTACTACTAATTACGGAACTTTTACCTATAGGGGATTTAGTTCTTCAAACGGAGCAAAAAATTATAAACTTTATGACATTGATCTAGTTAAACAAGATCTAATAAATCATTTTTATATCCGCAAAGGAGAAAAATTAGAAAACCCAGAGTTTGGTACAGTCATCTGGGATATGTTATTTGAGCAGTTCACTGAAGAAGTTAAAAAAATTATTGCAAAAGACGTCGAAGATATTATCAATTACGATCCTAGAATAGCAGTTAATGAGATTCAAATCGATACTACAGATCAAGGAATAAGAATTCAAGCAGATATCGTTTACGTTCCATTTAATATTAGTGAGCGTATGACGTTTAATTTTGATAAAAACAATTCTATCATAGTATAAAATACCCACATAATTTTTATGGTAAATATTGGTATAGGGATAGGAAATGACTACTACAAGCAGACAAAATAATTTAATTCTAAACCAAGACTGGACTAGAATATATCAGACATTTAAAAATGCGGATTTCAAATCTTACGACTTTGAAAATCTACGCCGCGTTATCATCACGTATCTGCGTGAAAACTACCCAGAAGATTTTAACGATTATATCGAATCTAGCGAATATATGGCGCTTATTGACGCTATTGCATTCTTAGGTCAAAGCCTATCCTTCCGCATTGATCTTGCTAGCCGTGAGAATTTTATTGAACTTGCGGAAACAAAAGAAAGCGTGTTAAGGATTGCTCGTATGCTTTCCTATAACGCTAAAAGAAATATAGCTGCTAGCGGTCTGTTAAAATTTACATCAGTGACTACTACAGATAGTATTGTTGACAGCAACGGAAAAAATCTTTCGCAACAGGTTATTTCTTGGAATGACCCAACAAACACTAACTGGTTAGAACAGTTTATTCTAGTTTTAAATTCTGCAATGGCAGATAACACAGAGTTTGGTCGAAGCCAAGGATCTGCTACAATTCAAGGAATTCCAACAGAACAGTATCGTTTTAGAACAACCACTGCTGACGTTCCTTTGTTTTCTTTTAGTAAATCTGTTGCTTCTAGAGGAATGCCTTTTGAGATAGTTTCTACAGCATTTGCTAACAGTGAAAATATCTACGAAGAACCACCAGTGCCGGGCAACCAGTTAGGTTTTGTTTATCGTAATGATAGCACTGGACCTGGTTCAGCAAATACTGGATTCTTTTTAATGTTTAAACAAGGCACTATGCAACTTGCTGATTTTAGCATAGATGCTCCTACTACTAATGAAAAAATTGCAGTTGATGCAAATAACATTAATAACAACGATGTTTGGTTATTTTCTTTAAATGCAGCCGGAGCCCAATTAGAAGAATGGACAAAAGTTTCAAGCCTTGTTGGAAATAATATTGCTTATAATAGTGTTAATCAGAACGTTAGAAATATCTATGCAGTCAACACAAAAGAAAATGATAACATTGATTTAGTGTTTGCTGACGGAGTCTATGGTAATTTGCCACAAGGCCCTTTTAGAGTTTATTATAGAACCAGCAACGGATATAGATATACAATTTATCCAAACGATTTGCGAGGAATCAACATAAGCATTAATTATGTAAATGCTTCTGGCGTTGCTCATACTCTAACAATCGGGTTGGCACTACAGTCAACTATCACTAATTCTGCTGCTTCAGAAGATATCGATACAATTAGAACAAATGCTCCTGCTGTATATTATACACAGAATCGTATGATTACCGCAGAAGATTATAATCTAGCACCGTTAACTAGTTCTCAAAATATTTTAAAAGTAAAATCTATTAATAGAACTTCTAGCGGAATATCTAGAAACTACGATATCATCGATGCGTCTGGAAAATACAGTTCAGTTAATGTATTTGCTAATGACGGTTATATCTATAAAGAAGAAACAGAAGAAACTTTAACTTTTAAATTTAATAATAGACTAGACATTATTAATTTTATAAGAGGTTACATCGAGCCTGTGTTTTCTAGTAACGAAGTATATAATTTTTATTTTACAAAATTTGATAAAATTTTATTCACAGACGATAAAACCGTTTGGGAAGCTGTCACCACAATAACACCAACTGGATACTTTAAAAATACAGTAGATTCATCTTTAACAAAAGTTGGTAGCTATTCTACTAACCTATTAAAATATTTTTATGTAGGATCTCTTATCAAGTTTGTACCAGAAGAAGGCAAAGCATTTAAAAACGGAGAAATGGTAGCAGCAGATCCTACAGATCCTTTACAGACTAATATGATATGGGCAGAGGCTGTTAAAATTACTGGAGATGGCACAAACACAGGAAGGGGTGCTTTGACTAACGGATTGGGACCTATTGTATTAAACAAAACAGTTCCAACAGGAGCCATTGCTTCAAGAATTATTCCTAGATTTATAAACGATTTAAATGTTTCTTTAGAAAACGAAATAGTAAATCAAGCATATCAAAATTTAAATTTTGGCTTGAGATACGATGTTGAAACACTACAATGGTCGATTATAACATCATCTAATTTAAACTTAATTGATAATTTTACTCTAGGCAAATCTGGTGATATTTCAAACACCGGAGTCGACTCGTCATGGATTGTTGCTTTTGTAAAAGAGGCTGACAGCTATACTGTTAGAGTAAGAAAGTTAAATTACATATTTGGAAGTTTACAACAAAATAGATTTTATTTTGATGCCAACGAAAAACGTTACAATGATCAAACAGGCAATGTTGTCAAAGATACAGTTACAGTTTTAGGTATCAATACATCGAGTGATTTTATAACTGAATTAAAACAAGATGTTTCTTTTGAAATTAGTGATACTATAAAATTTGATGATGGATATGAAAGTACTTCAGAAATTAAATTATCATTCTATGATTCTAACAGTGATGGAATAATTGATAATCCTGAATCTTTTGAAACAATTGTGGGCGACGATCAGTCTTTAAATTATTTGTTTTTTAAACAGTCTGTTGATCAGTACGGAACAGTTTACTACTCATTAATTGATAATTCAATTAACTCTGTGTTAGTTTTAGAAAAAGAATCAGTTGTTGATATTAACGATACTGCAACTTATCCAGACGGACAACTTATATATTTCTATGATGTTGACGAGGACGTGATTAAACAAGTTAATAGAACAACAAATACATTAGATCTAGTTACATCCTACAAAGCAGTTTTAGGCCGTCGAAATTTAAAATTCCAGTATGTTCACAATGCTACAACTTATCGTAGAATTGATCCTTCATCGAGTAACATTATTGACACATATATGTTGGTAAGATCATATGACGAAGATTACAGAATGTATTTACAGGGCGGAATATCTACAGAACCAACTCCACCAGATACAGAAGTATTAAGAACTACGTTTGGCGGAACATTGTCTGCGATTAAATCTCTCAGCGACGAAATAGTTTACCATTCAGCCAAATATAAAGTATTGTTTGGATCTAAAGCTGATCCAAAATTACAAGCAACATTTAAGGTAGTGAAAAACCCAAATAAAACTATTAACGACAATGATTTAAAAGTGAGAGTAATAGGTGCAATTAACAATTTCTTTGATATTAACAATTGGGACTTTGGAGATAGATTTTATATGAGCGAATTGACAACTTATATTTTAAATTCCTGTGCTCCGGACCTAGCAAATATTGTTATTGTTCCAAAACAAACAAATCAGGTATTCGGAAGTCTTTTTGAGATTCAAAGTAGATCGGACGAAATCTTAATTAGTGGTGCAACTGTTGATGATGTTGAAATAGTTTCGGCTATTACAGCAGCTGAATTGGGTGCAAGTATTACAACTATTGTTTCAACAACTTATTAATAATTATGGCAGATAAATTTTATCCTAAGAGCAACTTACCAATTAGAAGAACAGTTGAGCTATTGCCTTCTGTTTTTCAAACATCTAGTAACGATAAGTTTTTATCAGGAGTATTAGATCCTTTAGTCCAGCCTGGCGTATTAGATAAGGTTGTTGGATATGTAGGAAGAAGATACGAAAAAACTTACACTGGCACTGATGTATATGTAGATACAGACAATACTTTAAGAAGCAGATACCAATTAGAACCCGGTGTTGTTTATAAAAATCTTAATAAAATTGAAAATTTTTATGACTACCTTGACTTTAAAAATCAGTTAAAGTTTTTTGGAAACATTGATGAGCGTGACGACAAGATAACAGAACAAGAACATTATACTTGGAATCCTCCTGTTGATTGGGATAAGTTTATTAATTACAGAGAATACTACTGGCAACCAAGCGGTCCGCCAAGTTTACCTATATACGGCCAAACCGCCAAGGTAACAAGTACATATAAAGTTGTTTTAGGAACAACAGGAAACTCTTTTGTATTCACTCCTGATTCTTATACAAACAATCCTACAATTACTTTGTACAGGGGACAAACATATAAGTTTAAAGTTAATGCTCCGGGAGAAGGATTTTCTATTAGAACAAACTATGATACCGGTTCATTAATTTTCCAACCTTATCACTCTTATAAAGCAGGAAGCCTTGCAGTTTATGATGGAAACCTATGGAAAGCTAAAAGAGATATTTCGCCAAGTGACGGCAGCTCTATTAGTATAGATAGTCAAGACTGGGAGTTTGTCGACCTAGCATCGTCGACTACTGCGTTAGAATATTCTAACGGTGTAACAAATAACGGAACTCAGAATGGTACTTTAACATTTGAAGTGCCCTACGATGCTCCGGACACTTTATATTATCAAGGATTAATAACTCCAGATCGCTTTGGAAAATTTTTAATTGCCGACATAGAATCAAATTCTTTCATTAATATTAATAAAGATATTATTGGAAAATCTCAATACACTTCTAGCAACGGAATAGAATTATCAAGTGGAATGATTGTCGAATTTAGAGGAAACGTAACTCCTGCTGAGTACTCTCATAATAATTGGTTAGTCGAAGGAGTAGGCGATGCTATTACACTAACAAGATTCGATAGTCTGGTCGTTCCTGTATTGACAACAGATGTACCGGAAGTTTTATTTGACAATGAAGGATTTGATACGCAACCGTTTGACGATGCGACCGCATATCCAACATATAAAGATTATACAACAATTCGAAGAGATAGTAGAGATTTAAATCCCTGGAGTCGATATAACAGATGGTTTCATAGATCTGTTTTAGAAAAATCATATTCCTTAAGAGGAGAAGATTTTCCAGCAACTGAATCTTTAAGAGCAAAAAGACCTATTATCGAATTTAAACCAAATCTACAGTTATATAACTTTGGTTCTGTAGCTAAACAAACAGTTGATTATTTAGATACAAATACTACTGATATTTTTAGTATCATAGAAGGTAGTTCTGGTTACAACATTGACGGTGAGTTTTTATTTGAAGGCGCAAGAGTTTTATTTGTTGCTGATACTGATAGTCTTGCAAATAATAAAATTTATGAAGTACAATTTATAACACATAATAATCTACGCCAAATACATTTAAAAGAAGCCTTAGATAGCGAATCTGCTGTTGGTAGTTGTTTATTAATTAGACGCGGCAATAAAAATTCTGGCAAGATGTTCCATTTCACAGGAACAGCTTGGAAAGAAAGCCAGCAAAAAATTACAGTTAATCAAAGTCCAATGTTTGACGGGTTTGACAACAACGGAATAAGTTTTTCTAATGAAGATACATATCCGACTAATACGTTTGTTGGTACTGAAATTTTAAGTTATAAAGTTGGCTCTAGTGTTGTTGATAAAGAATTAGGATTTAGTATAAGTTATCTCAACATCAATAATATCGGAGACATACAATTTAATTGGTCTTGGGATTCTGCTAAATTTGAATATGTGATCGATAGAGTTACATATTCTAAAGATCTAGCCACCGGCTTCTATAAATTTAACAACATCAACGGAGATGATTATCAAAACGGTTGGTTGCTAGCAGATACAAAATATTTTCAACCTATCATTGACAGTCAAATTGTAAAAGAATCTACAAACATTTTAACTTTTAATACTGTAAGATGGGAAAATCTCAAAGAAGATAACGAAATTAATTTTTATGTTAACGGTACAAAGTATCTTGGAGACTGGACACGAACTCTAGGAACTTTTACATTCTCAACAACATTTGAAATAAATGATGCAGTTTCTTTGAAATTAATTTCAGACATTGAACCAGACCAAGGATATTACGAAATTCCTGTAGGTCTTGAAAAGAATCCATTTAACGATAATTTAATAACATTTACTCTTGGCCAAGCAATTGATCATTTAACAACTGCATTAGAGTTTAATATTGATATTACTGGCATAGTTCCAGGAAATTCTAATTTGCGTGATATATCTAATTTCCAAAAATTTGGAAAACGATTTTTAAAACATTCTGGTTTAACTCCAGTAGTGTTGATGTCGCTATGCGATAAAACTCATAATATTGTTAAATCAATACAGTATTCTAAGCAGTCATATACAGAATTTAAAAATAATTTCTTATCAAGAGCATTAGAAATAGATTACAATGATAATATTCCAGATTTTGTCGATGAGATTATAAACAGTTTAACAAAAACTAAAAATTCAACAAATCAATTTTCAGAGTCCGATATGATTGGTAGCGGAGCATTCACTTCAATAGTATATGAAGTTGATGATCCAGGAATAAAAACATTTTCTCTTAGCACGAAATTTGATTTATCTACTCCTAGCAGTAGAGCCGTTTACGTTTATTTTAACGGAAACCAATTATTAAATTCTCAAGATTACACATTTAATTCTACTTTTGGTTTTGTACAGTTATCAGTTAATTTAACCGAAGGTGATGTAATTGAAATTAGAGAATATGTTTCTACATCTTCGAACTATATTCCAGCAACTCCAACGTCAATGGGATTGTATAAAAAATATACTCCAATGAAATTTGTTGATGATACCTATGTAGAACCAAGAGAAGTTATTCAAGGTCACGACGGTAGCATTTCAGCAACATATGGCGATTTTAGAGATGATCTATTATTAGAATTAGAATATAGAATTTATAATAATATCAAACAAGAATACAATGAAGACATTTTTAATATAGACGATATTGTTGGCGGTTACTACGGTGTCGGATTATATAAAAAATCTCAATTGGACATTATAGTGTCTCAAGAATTTTTAAAATGGATTCAAAATACAAATATTAATTATACATTAAATTCTTATTTTGACAGTCAAAATTCTTTTACATATACCTACACAAATATGACAGATCCTACAAGGTCTGAAAATTTACCAGGGTATTGGAGAGGTGTGTATCAATATTTCTACGATACTGATCGACCACATCGTTGTCCTTGGGAAATGTTGGGCTTTAGTGAAAAACCAACTTGGTGGGAAAGTGAATACGGCCCTGCACCTTATACTAGAGGAAATTTAATTCTTTGGGAAGATTTAGCAAACGGAATTATACGTCAAGGTACAAGAAAGGGCAGATACGCTCGATATACAAGGGATACATTACTATCTCA